GCATTAAAACTTGGAAGGGACGATAGTGGAAACATAAGAATTGGGATTGTGAACTTCATTAAAGGAACAGTAAGTTATGAAATGGAATACGGGCAGGTATCAAAATGGATTTATGAGTATGCAATGCAACATCAGAATACAAATCTCAACGTAAGAGAGGAATATACCAAAGACAGAGTTCAAATTTATTTCGATGGAAAACTTGTGCTTAATGTTCCAAATAGATACGGGGAGTTCTGGTTGATTCACGTAGCTAATAGACCTCGTTTAGATGACCCAATATGGGGAGAAAGTGAGCTTGAGAGGATTGGAGATACAATAGATGAAATGAACTCGACTTTAAGTAGAATTTCTGCAATTGAAGATATTTATGCAAAACCACGAATTATAGCATCAGGAGTTAAAGACGCAAGTAAATTGAAAGCCGAACACAATGTATGGGCAACTCCCGATAATGCAAACCTTCAGATTCTCGAATACAAGGGAATGATTATTCCTGCAATGCTTCAGAAGTATGATAAACTCGAGAATTATTTGAGAAATAAATGTCCTGAACTCATCTTAAACGACCTCGGAAATATTAGTGGTTATGCACTTAAGCTCAAACTCACTAAACTTGTTAAAAAGGTGCAGAACTATAGAGGGGCATACTTTAATGGAATAAAGAAAATGGCAAAACTTGCGCTTGCAATGGACGGTGTTGTGGTTGATGAAGTAAAAATCAGAACTGATCCGATTATTCCCGCAGATGAATTAGAAGACCTCAACAAATGGTTGACATTAATTCAAGCGCAATTAGTTGCAAGGCAAACCGCAGCTGAAGCATTAGGCTATAATTATGCTGAGGAATTGAAGAAGATGGAAGAAGAAAACTCCTGGTATATGGGGATGATACAAAGTGGAGAAGCTGTATCGGAATCTAAAGAAGAAAGCTGATGAACTCTCAAGAAGAGCTTATTTAGAAACAAAAAGAATGTTAAATGAGCTAAGTGGAATGTTAGCAACAGAAGAAATAGGTGCTAAATCATATCAATGGCTTGAAGCTCATTTTCAACAACAGATGAATGAATTACAGGCAAAATATACGACTTTATTTGCAAAGAATAGCTCCATTATGTTCGAGCAGGGGCTTAAGCAGGCTTATACTGATGTTCGAAGCAGTTTTCATGGCATTCCAGTCGAAGTTCTTGGCTGGTATGATACAACGTTTAAAACAATGCAAGAAACTATTCTCCGAAATTACACCGCAGATATGATGAGAACTATAAAGAATACAATCATGGTCGGAATAGTAACAGGGACTCCACCCGACGTGTTAGCTAAAATCATCAAGAAACAAATTCAACCGACTGCAAAAAGGAGAATAACAGTATTGGCAAGAGACCAGCTTTCCCTTGCAATGCAAAATGGCATTTATCAGGGCTATAAGCAACACGAAGACGTTATAAAAGCCTATCAATGGGTAGGACCATTAGATAAAAGAACAACAATATGGTGTGAAAACAGACAATTGTTAACTAAAGAAAAGCCGTGGACTCCAAAGGAAGTGGAACGATATATTGAAGAAAATCCTCGAACTATCAAAGGAAAAGAAATCAGAGCTTCACATGGTACTTTTCTTCATCCTCATATTCAATGCAGGCATAGACTTGTAGCAATCACGAAATCTATTACTGCAATAGTAAGAGAATAAAGGAGGCAAAGAAGGTGAAATGTGATATTGTTGAACTTTTAAAGGATAAGGAAGTTAAAAAGAAAGCACTCAAATATATTAGAAAAATTGATGCAATTCCAGCCCATGGAATACCTAATATGACAAAAGATGAATTCTTAAAGGTGCTGGATAAATGCTTAAAGGAGAAGAGAACTATCGCACAGGTTTTGGGAATCAAACATGAAAGGAATATAATTTATTAAAGCATGTTTACATTAGTAAATTCTTGTGGTAAAATAATATTGTGTAGCATGGAGGTGGTATTATGGCGGATGTTATGAAAAGAGACAGGACTTGGAGCAATATTCCGCCCGCAGGTTCAAAAGAACGAGATAAATGGCCTTCACACGTATTTTTAGACCCCACTAACAGAAAATATCCCTATAAAAAGTATGTCAACGGCAAATGGAAAATATCTTGTGCGGGACTTCTTGCAGCTTATAGAAGGGCAAATATGCAAGGAAATGCAAGTATTGCTTCAAAAGCAAGAAACCTTGCAGTTAGGTATGGCTGTCCCTGGGCTAAAAAAGAATAATTTCAATTATAAAGGAGGTATAAAGTATGTTAGAATTTAAGAAGAGGGGCATCGACATTCAACTCTTCGCAGAGGGGAATGAAGATGCAACTCAGGAGAAAAATGAAAATGAAAACATGAATCAAGAGGTTGAGTCTCCAACTCCAAGTGAGGGGGAGGCAATTAAAGATGATGAAAATCCCATTGAGGCACTTAAAATGACTGCGATTGAGTTAGGTTTAAATCCCGAAGAACTTGCAATTATGACACACAAGGAATTACAAAGTTATGTTGATTCTCAAATTACCAAGGCAATTAAAACAAGAGAGGAAAAACTTAAGAAGAAAGCCGAGATTGAGAAAATGAAAGAAAAAGGAGAATATGAGAAACTTTTGAAGCAAGAAAGAAAAGAAGCACTTGAAGATTTAAAAATAACTTATCTTAAAGCAAAAGGTTTACCTGAAGAAATAGGAGCATTAATTGATGTTAACAACTTGATTGATTTATCACTAACTGACGCTAAAGAACAATTAACAGATGTAGTTGATAAAGTAGCAGAAAAAATAAATGAACTTGTAGAACAGAAAGTAAGTGAAAAAATTAAAAACATGGAAGCAGGTACATTTAAATCGACTTCTGAGATTCAAAAACAGCTTGCAGACAATCCAAAGGAAGCATTGAAACAAATTTTCAGAGGTGAAGTGAAATCGAAGTAAAAAAAGTAAGGAGGGATTCTTATGGCTACAATTAAAGGATTAGTGACAACTTATAATGTAAATGAGAATAAAGTTGATGTTTCTCCAGTATTATCTATGCTTAAACTTCCCGAAACTCCATTACTCAACCAAATTGGAATTTCCGGAGAAACTGTAGATAGTACAAGATACGAATGGTGGGATGATGTCCTTCCCGTTTTGAAAACAACCTTAGCAAGTGCATACACTGCTGGTGGAGGTTCAATTACTGTTGCATCTGGAACTGGAATTAACTTCAAACCCGGAGATATTATAAGAATTGAAAGCTCAATTTATAGGGTGACTGCTGTAAATACCGACACTCTTACAATAGTTGTAGTTTCTGGAGATGCTGACCACGCACAGGATGTAGAAGTTGAACTCATTGGAAATGCAAATGCTGAAGCAGCCGAATATCAAGACTCACAATACGTCCAGAAAGTAAAAAGATACAACATGACACAAATCTTTACAGATTATGTAAAATTCTCTGGCACTCAATTAGAAGTTTCACAATATGTAAATGAAGACGTCTTCTTGAATGAAGTTCAAAGAAAGCTTGAGAAACTTAGAATACTCATGGAAAGAACCGCATGGCTTGGTGTAAGAGTAGAACCAAGCGACAACACCGCACCAAGACTCATGGGTGGTATTAAATGGTTTATAGAACAAGAAGGAATTACTTCATCCACAACCTTCTCTGAAGCAAACTTTACAGCATTCTTGAAACAAATCTTTGATGCTGGCGGAATTATAAGAGAGGCATGGATGAACCCTGCAACAAAAGCAAACTTCAACGCTTTAAATGACGACAAACTTGTAGTTGAAAGAGCCGATACAACCGCTGGTAGATTAATCAAGACATATCTCTCTGACTATGGAGATGTCGAAATTAAAACTTCTCCACATATCCCTGCAAACATTATAATTGTACTCGATACAACTAAAGTAAAAGTTAAACCACTCAAAAATAGGCAAATGAAATACGAACAACTTGCAAAGACCGGAGATTACATAAAAGGTCAAATAGTAGGAGAATATACACTTGAATTCAGAAATCCTGATGTTGCTGGAATATTCACAATCTCTGGATAGTAATTGAGCTGGGGGGCAAATCCCCCACGCTCTTTTCTTTTGATTTTTAAAGGAGGTTGATATTGTGAAGTATAGATTTAAAGGAAATTCTAAGTATGTAATAGTTGATGGTAAGGTTTATGAGGTTAAAGGAAAAGGGAAGGAGAAATATGTAGAAATTCCGAAAGAGGTAGATGTTCCATTTTTAGAACCAGTTGAAAAGCCAAAGAAGAAAAAGAAAGAACCTGAACCTGAAGGTGAAAAATAAGAAGGTGAAATAAGATGACTCTTCTTGAATATCTCAGAATGCGAATTCCGGATAAAGATACAGACAATAAAATATTTGAGGATACAGAACTTAATCAAATAATTAAATTGCATAGCAAAGTAAGGTTAATTTATCCCGAACAGACAGATTATGAAGGCAAGGTTTTTAATTTAGATACTGTAATGCTTGATGAAGCATACACCGCAAGAGTATGGGTAGATAATCAAGAATTAACAACTGGCTGGACTCTTGACTATGAAACAGGAGTTCTCACATTTGATGAAGCACAAGAAGACAAAACAATATTAGTTCAGGTAAAAGCAGTTGATTGGAACAGCGTCCTTGCTGATTGCTATGAGATGATTATGGGCGATTATAGGAAATTAAATTCTTATTCAATTCAGAATGCAAATCTTTCTTACGATGACACCAAGAAACATCTAAGGTATTTAGCGAACTATTATAGACCACCGGAAGGCTGGGAACTGTTATGATAACAATAACAGTTGATGAGAAACAAAAAGCAAGGATTAAACAGTATTTGAATGATAAAAGGTTTGTAAATGCAATAAGTAAAGTCTTGGTAAAAGCGGGCTATGATTTAGAAAACGATATAGTGCAGAATATCTATGAACGGGCTTCAAACACTGGAACACTCGCACAAAGCTGGCATGTTGAAGAACTTGATAAACTTAGAGTTAAAGTATTTACCGGGGAAGAGTATGCACCTTTCGTCGAATTTGGAACAAGACCGCATAGACCACCGATTGAACCAATTAGAAACTGGGTGAGATTAAAATTCAACATTCATTCACCAAAGAAACTCGAAAGCACATCTTGGAAAGTATGGTGGAAAATAGCAAAAAAAGGTACTCCAGAGAAAAGATATTTTAGAGATGCAGTAGAAGATTTTGATTTGAATAAGTATATAGATGCGTTAATTAAGGAGTGGGAGAATGTTTGATAAAATTCAACCGTTAATAACGGAACTCGGCAACTATTTCGATTCAGTTTCAATAGCAAACGATGATGCACTTCAAAAAGCAAATAGAGCGGTTATCTTCATAGATAGAATAATTCCAGAATACTTGACATCTACAAGAGTAAGAAAACATTGTGAAATTGCAATAATGTTTTCAGTAAGCGGAGAACCTGAAACTGCTTATCAAAATGCTGATGAAAAGATTGCAAATATAGAAACGGCACTTGATAATTCATTTGCAGATTATGAACTTAGTGATTTTCAATATAGTTATCAACATAACGTAAAAAGACTTTTTGTTTTCGTCAGAGCAAGATTCTATTGGGAAGAAACAAGAAGTTAGTTAGTATGGAGGTGATTTGAATGATTACAGGAGCCAAATCAAGTGTACTTTTAGGAATTGAATCTGCTTTAGGTCAAGAAGCACAAGCGACATATAAATTACCATTCACAAGTGAATCTTTAAACCATACAGTTGAAGCAATCAGAAGTGAAGCATTGCTTGGTAATAGAGGTATTAAATCCTTAGCACCGGGACAAGTAGGTGCAGAAGGGAGTTTAGATGTAGAACTTTATCCTGAAACTGCAGGTGTCTTATTCTATCTTGCATTAGGTAAAGCAGCATTAATAGATCCAGATACAACTCCAGACTCAGGAGATGAATATACTAAAATTACTCCAATTGCATTGACTGAAGATTTACCAAGTGCGAGTATAGAAGTCAACCACGGTGGAGAAGCATTCAAATATCTCGGAATGAAAATTAACCAATTAAGGTTCTCAGGTTCTGTTGGTGCAATTCCAACGGTTTCTGCTGATTTTGTAGGTATTGAAGAACAAAGCGGTAGTTTGACAGAAGGCACTATAGTCACTCCCGGTGATGACCCCTATTACTTCAAAGAATTAAAACTCTATACAGATGAATTTTCAACCACAACTGATTTATACTCAAGCATTGAATTAACTATAAACAACAATCTTACGACTGATGACTATAGGTTAGATGGCACTGGTAAAAGGAAAACACTTGAAGCTGCACAATTAGAAATAACCGGAACAATAGATATAATTCTTGATTCAAGTGTTATTACAAACGAGTATACAAAATATAAAGACTTTACCGAAGCTGCAATAGGAATTGAACTTGCAAAGGATTCAACTAATACCTTAAAAATCTATATTCCAAGATTGTTATTCTCTAACATGACTCACGATATAGGTGGACCAGACAAGGTTATGTTAAGAGCTGAATTTACCGCATTAATCCCCAGCTCTGGTGACATCATTTACGTTGCAGATTATACAAATGATGCTGGAAGTTATTAATAATTAGAGAAATGAGGTGAGATAGTGAGCTTGTTTGCTTCTAATGAAACTATGAAGCTTTACATTAAAGATAAGAAAGTAGTAAACAAAGAAACTGATGTATGGGTAGAAGTTCCAAAGGAGCTTTCAGCTGAACTCAGAGAAGAAGCAATGAAAGTTTTTCAAAGTTCAAAAGTAGAACTTACAAAAGATGGAAATGCAATTTTAGACCTTGCATCAATTAACAAAATACCTTATGATTTTCTTGCTAAAGTAATTAAAGGCTGGAGTGAAAGCGTCCCTGTCAGCATTCAAAACTTGAAAAAAGTCGAAGCACAAACTCTTTTAAACATCTGGGTAAAACTTCAAGAACTTTATGGACTTGGAGGTAGCAATGTATTATGAGTTTGACAAAGACTGGGTTTTACTCAAGAAACTCACACTTAGAGGTTATCAATTACTAAGGCAGGGCAGGGTTAGAGAAGCCCTGTCTCTGCATATTTTGAAATGGAATGAGGATAAAACTATCAATCCGTATACAGTAGGACAGTTAAAAGCAGAAATAGTTGATGAATTAATTAAGAAACTCTATGAATCAGTTGAACCAATTTACAGCATGGACCAGAAGATTTTGCAAAGATGGATTGGTTTAATGATAAATGGGCAAGAGGTAAAAGTTGAATCGGATAGAAAATTGTTTCTTGAAATACGTGAAAAATATTTCAGCTTTGCACTTCTTTACATCGACCACAAAGGCAATATTATTCAGCTCCCTGAATCAGGCGGACTCTTAGACCAACCTCTTGACTGGATACTCTTTCTATTAGCTTTCAAATCAGCATTCGTTGAAAAATTAGCTCAAGAGAACAAGAAAGCAGCCAAAGGCAGGTGATAATAAATGGCAAGGCAAGAAAATCTTAATGTCATTATATCTGCAAAAGATAGTGCAAGCCCTGTATTACGTGGAATTTCACAAAGTGTAGATAATTTTTCAAAAAGAATAGATAAGGCAAGGATGACACTTCAAAGGTTTAAACAAAGTGTTGACGTTGCTTTACGGTATACAACAATGCTTACTGGTGCAATTGCGGGAGCAGTCACCGCGACAACTTATTTTGGTGCAAAGGTAGAGAAGAGTTTTCAAACTGCAAGAACCATGATGAAAATGACAAATGAAGAAGCTCAAAAAATGCAAAAGAACATACAACAACTTGCAATTAATAGCGGTAAATCTTTAAATGAATTAAATGAAGCACTTTACATGTTAGGTTCAGCTGGAATACAATCTAAAGATGCAATAGATGTTTTGAGAACAACTACTATGTCGGCAATAGCAGGTGCTACTGATATGACAACAACTTTTATGTCGGCAATTTCTATTATCAATGCATACAATATGAGTATAAAAGATTTAACACGTGTCTATGCTTTACAATTTCAAACTGTCAAAAAAGGTTTAATGACTTATCAACAATTAGCAGTTGATTTCGGTTCAGTTGTCCCAGCCGCAAGACAATTAGGTGTCGCACTCGAAGATGCTCTTGCAGGTTATGCAGCATTAACAAGAATGGGTTTGAGTTCGGCAGAATCAGCAACTGCAACGGCAATGGCATTTCTTGATTTAGGTGAAAAGGTTGAGAAACTTGAAAAAATAGGTATTCAATTATACGATGAATACGGTAAGTTCAGAGGATTACTTCCTATAATAAAAGACCTTCGCAAGGCATTTGAAGGACTTACAGACCAGCAGAAGCAGGCATTACTCGAACAAATTGGATTTGAAATCAGGGCAGCAAGGGCAATAGTTAACTGGGTTAACAATTATGATATGCTTGCAGATACAGTTGGCGGACTAACGGGCGATACAAAAGCACTTGCAGAAGCGTATGAATTACAAACTCAATCAATGAGTTTCTTACTCGATAAATTAAAAGCGAGTATTGAAGTTTTAAATCAAGCATTTTTCAATGCAATTAGGAGTGATGTAGTAGATTGGGTTAATAAAATTTCAGCAGGATTGCAGAAGGTTGCAAGTTGGATAAAAGACAATTCGGATTTGATTAATAAGACACTTCCAGCTTTATTCAGACTTTTAGCAACTGTTCTCAGTTTATTACTTGCAATGAAATTATTTGCAAGTGCTTCACAAGTATTATTATTCTTATTGAAACCTATGAATATTCTCATTATGTCTGTTGTATGGGCTGTTTATGAGTTATGGAAGGCACTATACAAAGGAAATGAATATTCAAAAAATTTTGGTGGATTTATACTCTTTATCTATGACAAACTCAAAGCATTTGTAGAATTCATCAAAACTAACGTTATTCCCGGTATTCAAGCAGAAGTAGATAATCTTGTTAAACTATTTAATAAGAGTGGACCAAACATTTTTGACTGGATACTCGGGACTATTATTTATCTTGGTAAACAATTATGGTATTTATTTAAGCTTATAGGGCAATGGCTTTCAGATTGGCTTTTAGACGCTTTAGAAAGATTTTTCGAAAAATATAAAGATTATTTAGAAAAATTTCTTAAAGGACAGAAAATTGTAGTTATTCCAGTAATCTTACGTGAAGGAAAGGCTCCAGAGGGTAAAGGTGGAGGTAAACCTGCAAAAGAGGAGAAAGAAACTGATTATAAAGTCAATCCCGTTAATGAATGGGCGAAGAAATTCTTAAATCTTGCAGAAGCTCTTGCAGCAGGAGTAAAGGATTTTACATTGAATTTAATTGCTGATTTAAGTAAACTTCCACAATGGTTGAAAGACGTTTTTGAAGGTGCAAAGGAAAATTGGCAGGTTACCTTACAACCTGTTTTGGATTTTGCAAAGCAAGTTTCGTTAGAATTTCAAGAAGATTTAAGTGCAATAAGTGAATGGATTAGAAATGGAGTAAAAGATATTACTTTAAACCTTCAAGAAGGGACGGCAAATGTATGGGATTGGGTATTAAACGGAGTTCAAACTGTTAAAATACAACTTGAAAAGGCATGGGGTAAGGCATTTGAATGGTTAGAAAAAGGAATTCAAACAATAAAACTCAACTTGCAACTTGCTTTACCGGGTAAAAAGGAGCCAGAAGCAGAACTTCCAAAAGTACCCGGTACAAAAGCTGAATATTTACCTGAAGTTCAAGGAAGGAAAGAAATTTTAACTGATTTCAGTTATCAACTTAATACGGCAGTAGGACAATTAAACGCATTAAATACAAATCTTGGATTGACAAACAGTGCATTAAATACTTCGCTTGTTCAACCTTTAAAGAGTTTAGATGATATAGTTAGAGAAAACATTAATAAACAAAAAGGATATAGTATAGGTAGATTTCCGTATGTTCCACAAGCGGGAGTACATCCTTTTGCAGTATTCTATCCTATTTTTGATTTTCTCGGAGCATTAGCAAGTGTTTTCGGAATTAGCACGTCAACATTCTCATTAGGTGCAGCTCCAGTTTTTGGTTTTCAAGAAGGTGGTTTTACAGGAAAAGGCAGTTTGAATGAAGTTGCAGGAGTAGTTCATAAAGGTGAATACGTTGTCCCTGCATGGTTAGTTAGAAAATATCCTGAATTAATTGCTTTACTTGAAGAAAAAAGAATAAAAGGTTATCAAGAAGGTGGTTTAGTAGGTACAGTACTCAATTATCTCTTCGGTGGTAGAAAAGCAGAAGCTGATACACTTGTAAAAGACGTTGACTTAATCAAAGAAGTTGCTATAAAGATGTTTGACTTAATCAAAGAAACTAACCCCGAAATGGCAGATACATTTGAAACTCTTACAAATAAACTTGGAATTTCATTAACCACTGAGAATAAATATCAACCAACTGCTTTTGCAAAAGGCATGGGTATATGGACAGGAATTGCTAATTTCTTGCAAACACTTCAAGGAAAAGGTGCTGAAGTAAAAGCTCCAAAAGATGTATTAAGTGATTTTTGGTTTAATATGAAACAGGGTTTTGATACTGCAAAAAGAAAAGCAGAAGATTTCTTCGCAGGATTTAAAGCAGGATTAGAAGGATTTAAACAAATAGCAGGAGAATACGATATAGGTGCAATATTAAAAGGTGGTTTAGTTTCAGCATTTGAAGGAATAGGCAATTTAATTTCAAGTGTATTTAGTGGACTTATAAGCTTCGCACAATCACTCGCACAATCATTCGGTGCAATGCTGTTAACACTTCAAAACGTTCAACAAGTGCTTAATCCTGTTAATACCGTACTTCAAGCAATATTTGAAATAATTGGACCCGTAATTGATTCAGCATTTAAACCATTCGTGCAAATACTTGCTTCAATAGGCAATTTAATTGGTACTTTATTACTTCCAGTTTTACAACCATTTTTGGGAGTTCTTCAGGCATTAGCACAAGTATTTGAATGGGCTTACAATACTATATTTGTTCCAGTAGGCAGAGGATTGTACTTTGTCTTTGGAATTGTAGGTGATGCTTTCAATAGGTTATACAACTTGATTTCTGAAATTGTTAAAAAACTTACTTTTGGAATAATCGATTTAGGCAAAAGAGCAACAAGAAGTTGGGAAGAAATCTGGCAAGAAGCGCAGGAAAAGATACAACCTATTGATATAGAGGGGATAGGAAAAGAAACAACACAAGAATATGTTGCAAACGTCACGAGAAGTGGACCTGAAACAGTATATAACATAGTAAACCTTTACGCAAATGAAAGTTTCATAATGGACCATAGAGAAGCATTTTATGATTTTCTCGCAGAATCTATACAACATTTGATTGATACAGGGCAAATTAAATTCGCATAATGGGAGGTGTAATTTATGGCACTTGTTAAAACTGATTATGGCCTCGTATACAACGACGACGGCTCGCTTTGCACAACAATTCGTGAAGACGACGTTCCTTTTTCTGGTGTGAAAAGCTTTGCAGTGGAAGAGGGGACGGAGAATTTGATAACAGAATATTTTACTGCATATTCTGGTATGACTATTATTGAACACCAAGACACAACTATACCTGATGGCAAATATTTTGAAATAATATACGATTCTGTTAGCAGTTCATCTTCAAGAGCATTGTTTGAATATAATGACAATGATTTAATAGAAGGCACAAGCATAATTACAATTTCTTTTTGGGGAAAAGGTGATGAATCATCTATTGGAGATAAAATACGAGTTTATACTGGAAGCGAATGGCTTACAATAGATGAGCCACTTTTAACAACAGAATGGCAAAGATTTATTATAACTTGCACATATAACGGTCAAACTTCAACGGCAGGTATTCAAATTAATACCCCAAATGAAGGACAAAAATTTTATATTCATTCACCACAAGTTGAAGCCAAATCCTTTGCAACCTCATTCGTGGACGGGACGAGGCAAGATGGACGTTTTTATATACCTTTGGATAAATTAGGTTTCGACCCTGCAACCGATGATTTTGTTATAGCGTATTGGAAAAAACCTATTGCAACAGATTCTGGAGATTTGACTGGTTACAACTTGTTTTCTATTGGAAAATCTCCAGATGGATATATGTGGTGGGGAAAAAATAAGGATGGAAATTATTTTAAGTTAAATGTATTATATGATAATGGTGAATATGAAAGTTCTGACTCCCCTACATTTACTCCTGATTGGTATTTTAATAATTGGCATTTTGAAGTATTAAGAAAAGCTGATGGAGTTATAGATTACTTTGTAGATGGTATTAAACAATGTTCATTAGCATTAGCCACTAATTTACAAACTTTTGTAGAAGGTTTGACTGTTGGGGGGTACTTTAATAATTCAGATAACAATAGTTTAATTGCAAGCCTTGCTTTCGGTTATGCAAAAGATGATAATGGTAATTTGCAGTGGACCGACGAATTCATTCAAGAACTTTACAACGCAAGGAAGCCGTTTAGTGTGCCACCAAGATTACCGATATTGTAAAGGAGTGATAATAGGGCTTAAGGTGGTGATAAATAATGTTTGATGCTTTGAATATAAATACCGATTTTCAAGATAAATATCGACACTTGACAAAATACAAAAAGTTAATAGTTCTTGCAAAAATAGACGGGACTAATTGGTATGATATTTCAGATTATGCCTTGGAGTTTAGAGTTCTTAACAGAATTGAAGTTGTGAATAGCCCCGCGGTTGATTCTGCAGTTTTAAAAGTTAAAAATATAAACAATTGCTTTACTCCTACGCAGTATAACGACGTATTTGACCCAGAAAATGGAAAATTCAATGGAACTGTAGAAGATGACTATTTGAATAAAGTATGGGAAGTTAAAGTTTATGTAGAAGTTTATGCTTGTGATTTTTATCGTTATGGTATTGCTTTACCTGAAAATTCAGTTGCATATTGGAGATGTTCTCTTGTTGACCTTGTAAATGGAATATATCCAGAAGGTTATACTCCTGACGGTTCAGAAAACAAAATCTTAATTCCTTTATTCTGGGGCTGGAAACCGCAAGAAGCAATAAAAGAAAAACATAAAACCGCACAAATTGAATTAAAAGATTTGTTATGGATTGCAACACAAAAGAAACCTGATAATCCTTTACTTTACGCAGGTTATACTCCTGATGAAATTCTTAATGACATTTTTGTAAATAGGCTGGGCTTTGATACAAGCTATTTAGATTTACAAGAACTCACAACTATATGGGAAGTTTATATTGCAGATAATAATAAGACTTGGTGGAATATCATTCAAGAAATAGTTATTGCAACAGGTGGAAAAATTACATGCAGTCCTGATGGAAAAATTAAATTCAGAACAAGAATTGAAAATTATTCTGACCCCTCAACTGTTTTGACGCTTAACGAAGAGAATATTAAGAATTACAATCTTGATAAGAAGAGACAATACAATAAGATAAAAGTTCAATCAGAAGGTTATGAAATAGGAACAACACAAGAATTTGTAGTAGACCACGAGCTTGAAGGAGACGCAAGAACAATTCAAGCAGGGCAACAGGCAACGTTTGAATTCGAATATACAAGTGAATATATAAAAAACCCTGATAATGGAGTCTATATTTCATATGCTTACGGCAGTTCTCCAATCGCAACTGATTCATATTTTGAAGAAGGTCAAGACGATGGAAATATCAGATTAGATGAATTAATTGCTTATCCAGATAAGCTTGTATTGAAAATGACTAACCTTGCAAGTTCAACTGATTATACTATTACCCACGTTAAGTTCAAAGCAGTTCCTATTAAGAAAAAAGAAGAAATTAATGTTGAAAAGCCAAATCAAACAAATGAACCTGATTCGGAATACTCTATTACTTCTTTTTATTCCGATGAAAGCCTTTTGTCAAATATTGCCGACGTGTTTTATAATGAAACAACCAAAACTATTAGATTTGAATTACAGCTTAATGAGTTTTATCCTGATTTATACGCAGGAAACTTAGTTAATTTAGAACTTACTCCAAAAGGTATTGCAAGTGGTACTTTTATAGTTGAAAAAGTAGAACACAATCTTGAAAAGGTTAAATATCAAACAAAAATCACGCTCCTTGAATGGAAAGATATTACTTTTGATATTTCAGATAAAACCGTACAAAAAAAGGTAATTTCTGATTATATTCAACAACCTGCTAATGAAACTACTATAAATGAAATTCAACAAGAAGTTTCTGAACTTCAAAATCAAGTTGATGATGTTGATAACCGAACTAATTACATTGATGGTGCTACACCTGCAATTCCATCAGGATTAAATCTTGCAACTATAAACGAAAATGGAATTAGCTTTATTACTGCCTCATGGGACGCAAATTCTGAAACTGATTTACTTGGTTATGAGCTTGCATGGAGTTATGATGGAACAGATTGGAATTATATTACAACCGCGGATACATTAGTAAAATTTGAAGTTGCAGGTAATATGACTGTTTATGTAAAAGTAAGAGCTTACGATGCAGAAGGTAAGAAATCTAATTGGAGTTCAGTTGAAAATATTACAAGTGCAAAAGATGAAACTCCACCTGATACCCCAACAGGTTTAACTGCAACGGGTTTATTTCAAACAATTATGGTTAGATGGAATGCAAATTCAGAAGAAGATTTCAGCCATTATGTATTAGAGTATGATACAGTAGATACATTTGATAGTAATCCGCAGCAAATAACATTAAATGCAACATCAACAATTATAAAAGATTTAAATGTAAATACAACTTATTACTTAAGAATTAAAGCGGTGGATTTATCAGGCAACGAAAGCAATTGGAGTGATTCTGTTTCAGCTTCAACCGCAAAAATAGATGATGAAAGTTATTATGATTATGCAGCAATTAAAGATTGTGTTATACACAATGGATATATTGATTCTGCATGGATTTCTGAATTAGACGCAGGAAAAATCACGACAGGTTATTTAAGTGCTGATAGAATTCAAGCAAAATCGATTACGATGGATAAACTTTCTGTTGCACCGTCGTTCAGTCTTCCAGAAGGAACAATAGCATATTTTACAAATTCTTTGATTGATGATGTAAATGGTATAACACCAGAAGGTTATGATGAAGTAAATCTTGCACCAAGTGTTATACTAACACCAGAAAACGCACCTGAAGGAAGCGTTGTAGGTGATTTACTCGCAGGAAATAAAATTTATGCAGGTCATGAAATTCAAGTAGGAAATTCGGTATTTATTAAAAATATTGATAATGGTGGTAACGAAGAGGGAAAAATAATTGTTAAAGATGGAACTACAGAGATCGTAAAAATTGGTGAAAAAGTTGCAACAAAATTTGTAGATAAAATAGAAATATTGGTTGATGTTACATCTTCAACAGGAGCTTCTGATGCTCATGTTTATGCAAGTTTAGATAATTCTAATTGGATAGATTTAGGCTCGACTTCTGATTTAGATGGGAACAAAACACAAGTCAATTTATTTAATTATGTTGCATATGGGCAAACAATCTATTTAAAAGCAGAAACAACGGGCGAAGATGGAGCCGAAAGTGGCGATATCGATGTATACGTTGATGATACACTTTTTGATACCTATCATTATGATGTTGATACTGACACAAATCCTTCTCAAGTATTTACAATTACATTACCAGATGAAAAAAACGATGGAATAGAAATAAATGGCGGTGTTATTAATTCTCCAATTATAAATGTGACAACTGAAAGTGGAGAACTTCGTTTGATAGATAGTGGTTGGGGAATAAAAGATGGTGGCTCATCACAAGACGGAGAATTCATTACTCGTTCAATTAATTTTGAAAACATCCACACTAATGGTTTAATTATTTTTAGAAGTATTACATCTGGTGACGTATCACACGGAATTATAAGAATAGATACAACAAATGAAACAAAATTCGAAATTGATACCTTTCATAATGATGAAGACAGTATATATTCGGCTTCTCTTACCTTTTATTCTATGGAAGTATTTAATTGTGCTTTGAGTTTTAAAAATAAGGTTGTTAAAGTAATTGGTGATGGAATAGCAGTTCCTACTTCAACATATCCACCAGACAATCCAGAAGACGGACAAATTTATTATAATAAAAACGAACAAAAGTTTTATGGCTATGCAGGTTCAAGAGGTTGGGTAGTATTAGGATAAAAAGGAGGTTAAAATTATGGAAAAGCTTCAAAAAATTCAAGTGAAGTTTTCAAGTATAACATTAAATCTCGAGGAAATAGCAGATTATATTAATGAATTAATAGTAAAAGTCAAAAGTTTGGAAGATGAAAATGAAAAGTTGAAGAAGGAATTAAAAGAACTCAAAGAAAAAAGGAGTGAATAAAATGCTTTTGTTTGTAATTTATTTCTGGTTATTGTGGTGGGCTGTTGCATTCTTTCCAGTTAAATGGGTATCGGTAAAGAAATTACCTGCTATAGCAATGACAATAGCACCATTCATATTTTACAATCCAGATAGATATTTCTTATACAACGAAGAAGGATTAATAAAGCATGAGATGAGACATATACAGCAACAAAGAATATTATCTCCTGCAATAATGTTGATATTGTATTTAGTGTTTTCAATAATCTTATTTGTGTTCTATTTAGTTAGGTATCACTCATTGAAATATGCTTTTATGAAATGCTATCGAGAAAATCCATTTGAGGTTGATGCAAGAAAATATGAACGGCCGATTTAAATCGATTTTAAGGGGTGTTTAAAGGGGCAAGATATATAATTATATATCTCGAGGGTTAGAACCCATCAAATTTTGGAAAATACGGCGTGAGTGAGGTGATTGTTATGACAGTGGAAGAGAGACTTACTCGTCTTGAGACAATCATTGAAAATCAGACAAAGCAAATTAACAAGCTAAATGATTCAGTTGAAAGTTTAGTTGAAAAATTCGAACAAAGGATTGAAATTAACGGAAGGCAAGATGTCAACATTGCAACTATGAAGACAAAGCATGAAGAGCTCGAAAAGAAGGTTGAAGACCAGGGAGAAGAACTTGAAAGCCTTGCAAGAGAAGTCAGGGGAGACATAAAACTATTAACAAGAAAAGTTTATATGCTCGTTGGGATTTTAACTGGAGCTCAAAGTTTGTTAACTTTACTTTTAAAATTCTTCGGTTGAGGA